GTCCTAATTTCATAGGTTTTTTTTAAATTTAATACATATCCCCGTATTATTCAAATTTTTCAGTCCATTCAGACATTGGGGTAAATGGTATCGGAGGGAATGGGTTTTTAGGTCTTTCTAATAAATGCGGGAAATAAACCGCCTTAAAATCCTTTAATGTCTTACGGGCATTTTTAAGTAATTCGTACCTCGCTTTAGCATTTGTCCGATCACTTATATCGAATAGCCATTCGTAATAACTAACGTTATCCCTTAGATTTGAAAGTTGGTGTAATGTATTCATTGTTTAATCTTTTGTTTCTAAAAATTTTTCTTCAAGTACTTTTTCTGTTGGTTTTAAAGATCCGCCCTGTGCTAAATGTAAAAACTTTTCGTAGGCTTGATCCTTTTCAAAGCTACCAGAATCAGATACAAAATACCCATCTTCTTTTGTGTAAAAATAGGGTTGATTTGGTTTGTTGTATTTCGTTTCCGAAACAAATTCAAATTTTTTCATAGTGTTTATGCCATATGGTTTTATTATGGCATCACAAATATACATCTTTTATCCATAATATAAACACTTTATTAATTTATTTTACAAAAAAAAGCCACTTTTTAAGCGACGTATTGTGTTTTAAACTAATATATATATAAATAAATCTATATATCTTCCTCTGTATCGAAGATTTCGGCGTGCATTTCTCCTATTACCTCTGCAATAATTTCTAAAGATTGCTTCTTTATACGCCTTATTTTATTGGCTTCTATCTTAGATATTAAAGTGAGATCAATATCCTCAACGGCTGACATAGCATAATAGGCGCAACTAATCAGATCACTTCGCGTGGTTGTTTCTGCATCTTCCCATTCTATTTCTTCCGTTACTTCTGGATCTTTTTCCTCTGACATTATAAATCTTTTAGTATTATTTCATCAGGTCTTTCTACTTCTTTAAATTCCATCCTATTCCCGCCGCGTATCTTTGCCAAATTTCTTTTCATATCTGCTTCAATTTCGTACAATTCCTGAAGTCTTTTAATAAAAAATTCTTCTTGTTGTTGTAGCGTCCATTTGTTAAAACCCTTTGGCATTTTCATCATTTTTAATTTTTATAAGTTTTTTTAAATAAATTGATAAGTCTAATGCTTCTTCGTAGGCGTGTTGCAACCATTCTATTTCTGTAAGATCATTTCGATCCATTGTAGTTCCGTATTCCTTTATTCCTTTATCCTCACGCGCTAAAAGATCGTCTATAATATTATATAAAATTCTGGACATTATTTATCAGTTTTAGAATGAAATTTATTACAAGTTTTACACTTATATTGTATACGGGTTAAGCCTGTCGCGGTTACTACCTTATTATTCTTGATCAAATCATCCGATCCACATTCAGGGCAAGTGCCTCTATCCTGTCCGAATATAACGCCGTAATGCGTTTTTGGTTCGATATGTGCGCTTAATAGTTTAAAAACTTTTTCAAGTAATACTACATCCTTTTTACAATATTTGATCATAGCCTCCATAGCTGCCTTATCCTTATGTAAAAGAATGTTTTTCCAAAGACTATATTCTGTTTTAATCTTTTGTCCTATGCCTAAAAAATCAGCTATGTAATTAAGCCTATTTGAATTAAATCTAAACTTCTGGCGTGCTACCTTTAAGGTATCAATAGTTGTATATTTTGGGAACATTTGGATATTGTGAAACAAGCACCTTGTCCTGATCCAAGCCAAATCAAATTTATCCCCGTTATGTCCGACCATTTCAGTAGCCACATTTGCAACCTCAATGAATTGTTCAAGCATACGTTTGTCATTTTGCTTAGCGTCCCATTGTAGGGAGTAAACCTCTTTCTCATCTTCCCACTTATAACAGATACAGATAATTGCACGTTCTTGAATTATATTTGAATAATCGATATTTTTTTTGTAGCCTGCTTCCCAAAACAAACCGATATTTGGCGAAGTTTCTATATCAAAAAATAGTCTTCTGCGTTTTGTTTTTAGGTTTGTGTTAGTCATTTAGTAGGTTTTATATTGTGTCTTCCCGTTATTTCTTATTGCTTTTAATACTTGTTTTCTTTGCTTTCCTGTACTTTCGTATGAAACGTGAATCCAATCAGGATTATCATTATCCCCAAATTCCCAAATTAATTGATCAAATTCTAAGTTATTCTTTATAAAATCAAAAACCATTTTATTCGTTACTCCGTTTGGCGTGCCGTCCATATCTATATCCATTGCCTCGCCCGTGCAATGTTGCGAAGTTAAACTTCCCTTAACTATTCGATTAAGTTCAATAGATCTATACCCGCTTGATAGATGGATCGGGCAACGAAAGTTATTCCTAATAGGCTGAAATATATTTTCAGCTAATAGTTTTAAATTTTTAATATGCGCCTCGATAGGCATATTTGAAATGCCGTTACGCTTTGCGCTTTCGCTTCTAATTACCTCGCTTAAATCTAAATGCTCTGATAGTTTCATATTTAATTCTTTTTAAATATCTTTTCTGCCATAGTATAACCGAATGCCGCGCCTGCTAATGCCGCAACAGAATAGACTAAGGCATCCGTTGGCGTATGTACCAATTTAGCGCAAAGGGCAATCGTACATAAAAAGCCAGAAAGGCGTTTCATACTTAAACGATTATTATCCTCTGTAAAAAATTGACGCATATATTAAAATTTTAAATAATATCCAATTGAATAATTATTAGTCGTAGCGTTTAAGGTTATTACGCCCTTATTAGCCGTTTTAATAGCCGCGCCTATACCTATGCCTATTTGTCTATTATCCTGTCGCATATCAGATAAAAAGCCTAAATAAAGGGCTGCCTTATTCTTTGCCTTAATAGTGTTCGTAATATAAATAGTTTTTTCTTGCATATTTACCCCGACCGATCTTCCTTGTATCTTATTTTGGCTGATCGTATCGTATATAAATACGGATATTTGCGTATCTATGCGCATAGTGTCAGCATATACCTTTACTTGATTATAGTCTTTCACTATTGTAATTGTATCCCGATCGTGTTGGTAGATGGTATCTAAAACTACAAAAGGGATCGAATCCCCTTTCTTGTATTTGGTAAAAGTTTTCTGTTGGTAAATCGTATCAGTATTTACTATAACTGAATTTTTATACTCTGGCTTTGTAATTAAAAATAAAATAACTACAACCAACAAGATCGCAATTATTAAATTCTTAATCATTCTTTACTTTTTTAGTTGCATTATAATAATACCGAATAGCCATAATACCAGAAACAATAGCGACCAAGCCTGCTATTAGGGTTACAATAGGTTGAATAGTTGTAATACTTACAATTGCACCAATCGTGCTAACTAATACCCCGAAATCTGCTTGATCGCTATGTTGTGCCATTTTAATCTTCTTTTTCTACTTTAGGATTTTGTTCTTCCTGAATTTTTGCAAACCATTGTAATAAGACAACCCCGTACTTAGTCGGTAATTGATCTTGGATAAAATTGTTTAATTCAGCTACTTGTTGTTCGTTTAACGTAATCATAGTTTTATTTTAAAATTATTAATATAAGTAAAATTAATACTTTAATCAATGCCGAAGCATATTCAGGCTTTATTTTTATAAGTTCCGCAACTTTGCGAATAAATAAGTCTGTTTGCGCCGTTTGACCAACATAAAATACAGGTCTTTTTAGAACGATAATATTGCAAAGAATATCAAAGCCAAACCAAAATGCAGTCGCAAAGAATACCATTGAAAAGAAACCATAAAGCGACCAAACCAAAACATAAACTGATAAATGGTTTATACCCTTCCAAATATGCCATTTTTTATTGTGTTCGTAGGCATTATGCGAATCTGTTGCATATAGGTCGCGTTCTTTAAATTGGTGCTTTTGGTATAAAACCCAACTAATTAAGTGAACTAAAAATACTATGGTTAAAAATATTGTCATTATTTAATTTTTGATTTTAATTCTTCAATTTGTTGTTGTTGCTCTTGAATTGCTTTTATTAATAATGGAACAAATTGGTCATATCTTAAACCTTTTACGTCTGATTCTTTATCGTGAATAAACCCGCCAAAATCTTTACCATCTAATAATTCTTCTACCTCTTGAGCAATTAAACCATAATGTGTTCTTTTCCCTTCTCTTGGAACTATAACAGATTCTGTTTTTTCTTTACCTTCTTCATCTAATATAGGGTTACCTTCTTCATCTTTAACAATTTCACTTGTTACTATATTTTGACCAACTTTCCATTTAAAAGAAACAGGTCTTAATTTACTAATAAAATCTAATCCTAAATCAGCATCAATAATATCCTTCTTTTCTCTTTCATCCGATGTTTGTATTGTTCCGTTTGCTGCCCATACTGCTGACCATCTTGTTCCACTAACACCTAATGAATAAGCATTATCTGCTCCTGGCTGAGTATTTCCAAGCGATGTGATTCTCATTCGTTCGGTAGCACTTGTTCTAAAAACAATAGGAGTAAATGCACCTGAAGCTCCATAAGTTGCTTCAAATCCAACTTCACTTCCATTATTTCCAATACCTAAAAATGTTTCTGTACCATTATTAGAATAAACATTTATTGCGCCATATATTTGTGATGAAACTTGTTTAACATTCAACATTCCGTATGTTGTTGAAGCACCATTAATTGTTACATTACCCCCCGATGTGATTCTCATTCGTTCGGTATTGTTAGTCATTAACAATAATGGATTGTTTGTTATTACATTTATTGCAGGGTCAACACCTGCCCAATTTGAACGAACTGTTATTACTTTAGTACCACCACCATCTTCATTTATAGTTAAACTTCCATTTGCCGTTACATTAGTTGAGAATGTAGCAGCACCACTAACATTCATTCCTCTATTATCTAAAGTTACCGAACCGCCTCCATCACCATTTAAAACTAATTGCCCTCCATTTGGAGAACCAGATTGAATATAACCATATCTTGTTGCGCCATTGTTACTATAAAAACCAAAAGCGCCAAAGTTGTCTGAAGCTCTACCTAATAAAGCATATGAAAAAAATTGTGAACCATTTGAAGTAAAAGCAGTTGCAGTTACACTACTTGAGAATGTAGCTGCTTGCGAAGTATTAATATCTAATGCTTTTATACTATTTGTCCATACTGCAAATGAACCTACATTATTAAATGCTTCTAAATAATTTCTTCGTGAAGTATCTGTAAAGTTTGAATTAATATATTCCCAATATGCTTTTACAACTCCGTTTTCACTATGATTAAATGTTGAATATCCTGTATTTATTGTTGAATTTACATTCACAAACGTAGTTCCTGAACTTATAAATTCAGCACTTGTTCCAATTAATTTATTTGCTAAAGTTGTTATACCTGTTGAAGCTATTGTTAAATGTGAATTTATAGCTCCACCTGCTGCCATTTTAATTGAACCACTTGCATAATCATTTAATATTGCAATGTCACCATTAATTCCATTATATATATAAAAAGTATTTGGATTTATTATTTGAAACCCTGTACTTGTTGAACTAAATTTACCAATTGCTGAAATACCAGAAGTTGCATCACTAACAAAAGTTGTTTCTACTGCACTTCCTGTACCTGCGGTTGTATTTGAAATTGTAAATTTAGTTACACCATTTTGATTTTTTGATAATGTTGAATTATCCCCAATTGTTATTGAATTTGAAAAATCAATAACACCTGTTGACCTCGTAATTGTTAAAGGTGTATCAATCAAAGCACCTGCATCTGAATAACGTCTTATAAAAAAGTTTGCACCTGCATTTGAACCTGATTCTGTGCCTGAAACTTCTAAATTTATTCTATTGCTATTGTCTGAACGAAAACTTAAACTTTTTGCAACAGAAACGTTTGCGTCTAAATTAGCAATCAAAGCACTTGCGCCGCCGTCAATATGTACTTTTGTTGTTGGATTTGCAATACCAATTCCAAATTCCCCTGTTTGTAAAACTGAAACCAATTCGCTTGTTGTTGCTTCATTATAAATTCTAAATCTATGGTCAGACTGAACATTACCGATTGACCATTTGTTAGTTCCTGCAATTGCAAAACCTAAAAAAGCGTTGTTTGTTGAAGTTCCGTTTAAACGTCCAATAATTCCTGAACCAAAAACGTCTAATGCAGTTGTTGGCGCATTTGTATTAATACCTAAACGATTATTAGTATCGTCAAAAAATAAGTTTGCGTTGTCTTGACTTAACGCACCTGAAGCACCGATGAAAGGTACTGAACCTGTTGTTAATGCAGTTGTAATTGTAAGCGTTGCAGTTGAACCAACCAAAGCAATATTTCCGTCAAATCCATTCGCATCACTAAATACCAATGAATTGATAATGTTAGGCGACAATTCTACATATGCATTTGTCCCTGTATTCCAACGATATAAAACGTTTGTATCTAAAGCAATGTAAATAGTATCAGCAACACCTACTAAAGGGAAAGATGCAAGATTTGGATATTCTTCAACCGTTCCCGTAAATAAAGACGCCATTTGTGAAAGCGTAATCTTTTTACTTATTCCCGTTGTAGGATCTCCTATGATTGTTAAATCAGAAAGCGCGGGCGTTAATTCCGTTGCTAATTGGTTTATTTTTTTTGATTCCATTAATAATTATAATTTGAAGGTACTTGACACCTATTGTTAATAAAAGGAAGTGATAAACTAATATCCAATTTTACGCCTGCTAATAAATCAGGATCTTCTTCCGTGTAAAATGTAATAGGTAGATTTTGATTTAAAGTCCAAGTTACATTTCCATAATCTTCAGGGTATCTTAATTGCGCCACAATATCCCCCGCCACCTGTGTCATATCTGACAATACTTCTGTTTCGTTTGTTTCTTCCATTAGCATACGATCCATAAAGTAAAGACTGAATGAATAAACTATTTCTTTTGCGCCAAAATTTGCACCCGTTAAAGTCATAAACATAGCAGGGTAAGTAACTTCTCCATTACTTAAACGTTCCCAAACATCCCCAAAATAAACAAAATTAATTTGTTCGTGGGAGTTTCCTATCGTTGTTAGTTCTTTGACTATTTGGTTTAATGTCATTCTTTTTTGCTTTTTCCAAATAAACTTTAAGTTTAGTTTGGTTTTTAATTGTTACTTGTTTACTCATATTTAGCAGCAACCGATATTACCCTGATACCTTTCTTCAAATGTTTTTCTATGCTTATTATCATAGTCATCTACGCAACAAGCATCCCCCAACCACATTGAAACAGAATACCCTTCATTATCAGGCTTGATCGAATCAATGCCAGAACCAAAGTTTAGGTAATTAGGATATAAAGCGTTATTTTGTTTTAGATATTTAATTAGTCTTTGCTTGTAAAATTCTGCTCTTGCTCTGTATCTATTTGCCACGTCAATCATATCCTGCATTGAAGGGCTTTCTTGATTATCCCCTGTTTTTCTGATCAATCCTTTATTATAGAATTGATATGATAATCCTTGCGGCAATTCAGACATTACAAAGTAGATCAAACAATCTACGATATAATCATCTAATAAAGTCGTTTGTAAATTTGTATATGTATTCGTATCGACCGCCGTTTGTAATTCATTATAAAGTGCTGATCCTAATGCAGGCAAAATATACATATCTTGCGCCGTCTTAATTTCAGGCAAAACTAATTTTTCGTCTACGTTGGCGTGCAATCCTGTCCTGTCCTTAATTGATTGAACTGATATAAATAATGTGTTCTTGCTCATCTATTTTCTTGTTACTATGTTTGAAATCCATTCGTGTCTGCAACTTGGAGAATGATTGCCGTCTGGTTCTGTATACCAACCACCGCCACGATCAAATACAGAATATCCTAAACGCGCACTAATTGTTTCTATTTCGGAACGGCTATACATTTTTCCCGCCTCTAAAAGATATTTACAGAAAGGTCTGCTTGTATCTATATCTGATTTGCTGAATCCCTCTTTCCATTCGTAGGAATATCTAATTAATAATTCCTTAGTTTGTGGCTTAATCTTTACTAAAAGATCTGACAATGGCGCGGTTAAAATATGTTCTGTAATTATATTCTCATCATATCCTTCTCCTATTGCATATTGATTTACCTCTATATATCCATTTTGAACTAATGTATTGATAACCTGATTTATCGTTTCTATATTCTGATCAAGCGTAGTCGCTAATACTTCTGGCGTTATTCTCTTATCCTTAGACATCAAGTCAAGTACGTTGGCTTGCAATTGATTTACCTCTGCAAACATATGATACTCTGAATCGTCATTAAAGCGCTTTCTTTGCTTCCAAACGTTAAAGGTATCCTTTGCCTCTCCGAACTCAAAAAAGACGCTAAAATCGTCCTTAAATTGCGTGGATTGCACAACCGCAACAGGTTCTTCTGGAGCTTGGTATTTACTCATATCAATTCCCGCCTTTTCAAGTAGCCATTCTTTAGGCGCTATTTCTTTCAATAGGTTTTCTGTAAACTCGAATCCGATCGGCTCGGTTGGGATTATTGATAATTCTGCATCCTGTATACCCTTATATTTAGCTAACATATTGAATACACTTTCGAGGTGCATCTGCTTGCTATTTACATAGGTATTTTTAAATATTTCGTAGCCGTCTCTCATTTCGGAACGGCTGCCTAATTTACCCGCCTCTGCAATACCAAAGATTGATGGAGTAGTAATTTGATGCCCGCTAAAAATATTAGTTTGTATTAAAGAATCTACACGACCGAAATCTTCTTTTGTAATATCTGAAGTTCCTAAATCGTCTACTATTGGCTTTCTCGCGCTATCGTTTACGAAAGCTAAAATAAATTTCTTTCCATCTGATCCGCTAAATCTATTTGTAAAGCGTTTCTCGATATTGCGCTTTTCATCATCAGAAGGCTCGCCATTTGGTAAAGTTATAAGTTTACTTGCAGAAAACCCTGTTTGCGCATTACCTAAGACGTGCTTAGATATTTCAATATCTGATTCTATATAGTTAAGCGCGCCAAAGTAACCTGGCAAAGAATAGTAACCCATATTAGGACGATATTCTTTTATATATAGGATCTGCTTGCCGTATGGATTAGATGGATTAAAAGCAGGGTAAACCATAGCCTTTTCATTTCTGTCCGCCCAATCTTCTTTATACCAAAATTGTGTATTGTCCTTATTAGTACGAATTTTAGTGTAATCACAATGCCATACTTCAGACAATTGCTTAGTTACTGACCAAATGATCTCTAAATAATAACCTCCGAATAATTCTGCATCTAAAGATACTTTTCTTGTAAGATCTTCGAGGCTTTCCATTCTATTAACCTTTTCCATAAAAGGCTCTGCTTGTGGGCTTCCCGTCCAACCATTCGCGGTTATATAATGCACCTTGCTTTTTACAATGGCATTATGTTTAGCTGACTTATTAAATAGATCAACCAAATAATTAGGATAGTCGTTGCGGTCGCCATACTGAATATATCCTTCGCCCTTTTTTTCTTTAAATTCAGGCTGCTTGGCTTCTGCAAATGTTAATACTCTTAAATCCATTATTGTCTTATTTTGTATGTATCTGTTGTTGAATACTCTGTAAACTCAAAAGGCGTACCTACTAATTCCATAATTCCTGATTCTAATAAATTTAAACCAGAAGGATTAGTATTTGTAGTACTTGCCTGTTCGTAAACTTCATAATCGTATTGACCATTTAAAGACGTGCTAAAGTTAGTATTTGTAACGATACTAAATTCATTATATCTGTCTTTATATTGGCTTATGTCTGTATTATTTAATCTAACAAATTTAACCTCTGTATTTGCGCTTCTATTAGTGAATACAAATAAGTAGTTAGGATTAGTCAATAATTGCTTTTCTGTTAAGGTTAAAATAATGTTTTGGGTTTGTCCCTTTGTTAGCCTGATCATATAACTATATAGCTAAAATAGTAATTTGTTGCATATAGGGGACAAATAGTCCCAATTTGTGCGTTTTATAACACATTATCGTACGAAAAAATGTAAGGCTTTACCTTTACTTTATTACATTAAAAGTAAAATTATACCTTTACTATGTTACTTTAATACATAAAAGTATAACATAAAAAAACCGCCGAACCAATTAAGGAACGGCGGCAAACCTATAAACCTATGAAAAACAAAGTTATTAAGAACCTGGAGTTTCTAAAGCTAAGGCAATAACTGAAGTAACGCTTGGTGCTAATGCAGGCTCTGATCCTGTAAAAGTTAAAGTGAAACCACTTCTATCCCCTTGCGCCGTACCCGTTGAAGCTGCGTTTGCAGTCAAATCGATACCGCGTGTTTTTCCTAAATACCAATACAAGCCATTGCTATCTTTTACAACCGCAACTAAGCTATTTTGTGCTAACAAAAGTAATTCATTTCTTGTGTTAGTTTGTAGTTTGTTTAAAACTATTTGTAGTTCCTGACCATAGAATACCGTTCCGTTTGCAACAGAAGCAGTTAATGTTTGGTTAAACATTGAAGTGTCTTTCACTAAAGCATACTTCCAAAAACGCTTACCACTCGCCTTAGTCAAAGCAGTAATTACACCACTCGCTTCAGTTGTAGTTGTTACGTTTGCAGCTTCAGTAAAATAAACCTCAACGATTCCGCCTAAACTATCACGGCAATCTAAAGTATATCCCTGTGTTAATGCACAACTCATTGTTAATTAATTTAATATTTTTTTTAAAAAGGGGGGATATTTCACCCCCCGAATAATTATGCCAATACGAACTTCACTACTTCGTCAGGGAATGCGATATTCACACCCATCTTGAATTCAGAAACAAAACGTACTTGATCTGCTTCTTTTGCGTAGAAAATTTCGAACTTTTCTTCTTCGTTCAATAAGTCTGTACCTAAGAACAAGTTAGATAAACGCATTGCATAGATCTTGTTAGTTCCGTTCAAACCTTGTAAAGCTACAACTTTGATAGGAGTGCCTGGCAATACGAATTCGCTATCAGCTTTCACATCAATTGAATAATGGAATTGATTAGCGTTCTTTAATGCAATAGTGTAAGTTCTGAAAACATCTTGACCAACAAAGATAGTCATATCTTCAGCAGCTACAACTTGTGCTGGGATTGCTTGATAAACACCATCTAAGATGCTGATAATGTTAGCAGAAGTAATTGAGCTTAAAGGCGCACCTGAAATGTAAGTAGAAGTGTTAGCAGCTACAACACCTGAAGCAGCACCGATCAATTTAACTAAACCATCAAACTTATTCAAGTTTACGTTTACACTTGAAGTATCGCCTTGCCATAAAGCAATCTCTAATTGAGATGCAATAGTCTTAGCTTTCTTATCAGCAAACTCTTGCTCGAAAGGAATTGAATCGTACATTGAACCCGTAGGTAATGCTTTTTGTAAGTACTTAGATTCTAAGTCTTTAGGACATAGAGCTTCGTTTACTTTGATCTTACCAACTGTTACTGTTCTTTGAGTAAAAGTAGTAGAACCTGATGCAGTAAATCCACAACTTCCACCCGCTTGGAAAATTGCGTCTGTATCCATAATGTTGATAGTTTCAGCGCTCTTTACGCCAACCATCACGTTGCCTGCACTCTTGATTAAAGATGCAGTCTTTGCGCCCAATACAGAATCAGTTACCAATAAGGCTTCGTTTTGCTCTGTATATGCAGCTAATGCGTCTACGTTAAATGCCATTTTTATTAATTTTTAGTGTTTAAAATTGCGTTTCTATATTTGTTCAATCTTGCTTCTTTAATATCATTTGTTTTAATAAATGAATTAAAGCTATTTGGTCTTTGAATTGGATCTTCGCTTGGAGTATTTGAAAGTGCTTCGATTAATTCAGCTACTTGTGCAAATCCTTGCTTAACCTTTGATTCTAATTCCAAAACTTTTAAATCAGATGCGTTCTTAGCTTCGATCAATTCAGCAAATTTTGCTGCAAATTGCTCTGATAATTCTGCCATCTTTTCTTCGTTATCTTTCTTGTCCCCAAGTTCTGTATCAACTTCTGGCGTTACTTCTTCTACCTTAGTTTCGATCTCGATAATTTTACCGCTTTCGTCTAATGTAATTTCAGTGCCATCCATTAATTCGTGATCTCCTGCGGGTGCTGGCTGTCCTTCGATAGTTACGAAGCCGCCAATTTCTAAAGCTGAAATCTCAACCTTAGTGCCATCCATTAAAGAATATTCAGCCATCTCAACCTTAGTTTCATCAACCTTAGTTTCTTCAGCTTGCACTTCCTCAACAGGCGCAACATTGTCCTCAAACAATGCCTTAATTTTTAAAATCGCTTCCTGTGCGTTCATACTTTTTTTATTATATAGTTAAAAAATAAAATGTTTATCACTTAACTTGTGATAATATTTTTTGAATCTCATCTACCATTGATGCAATCTTATTTACTTCCTTTGGTTTGTAGTTAAATAATCCCTCTACGCTGAAGCCTGCAATATCCCCGCTTTTAACCTTAGCCCAAGCCTGATCATTGTCTACTATCATAGATCCGAACCAACTACCAACAGGCGCATCCTCAAAGCCTTTCATAGGCATAATGCCACGCGAAGGATCTGATATGAAACTCTCAAATAAGGTAACCCCCTCGAATTGATGGTTAGAATCGTGCATTAAATTGACGTTGCTTTGGAATCCTTTTTTAAAAAACTTTTGTACAATTTTAAGAATAGTGTCCGCGCTGAATGCAACATAATAATCGCCGTAAGTAGAATCGCTGCGGAAAATAGGAGTATCAGCCAACATAATAGCACCACTAATAATACGGCGTTCTTCATTTGTAACTTCAAATTTTTGTGATCTATTAAATGCGTTCCAATTCTTTTGTATTGCAGGTCGGTCTACTAATGCAATAAAATCAACTTGTGCATCGTCATTTATGTCTTCTGTTATATCCAACATAAATATTGGTAAATCTGTATTCATACTTCTAAATAGTTTTATTTTATATATTTATCATTTATTCAAATCTTGCTCTATTCTGTATCTCATTCTCTCTGCTTTGCGCATCCTCAATATCGCTTTGTATTACATATGCTCTAACAGATCCACCGCTACCACTTCCTCCGCCTGCTGATCCGCCACCTCCGCCACCGCCCGTATTTGGCGCACCTCCGCCACCTGTATCAGGAATAGAAGCGCCGCCACCACTTCCCGAACTTGGAACAGATCCACCACCACCTAAATCTGGAGTAGTAGCAGTACCTTCAGCCACCGATTCATAGTTTTGCGCTTTAATCATAGCAACTTGCTTATATCCAAATACTAATGCAGCAGCAGCAGCAGCCGCACCCAATACAGGACCGACAATAGGAATTATAGCAAGAGATTGATATGCTTGCACCGCCGATTGTAGCGTTCCAATAATAGCTTGTGCAATTTGTGTTTTCTTATTTTGCTCAAAATATTTCTTTCTAATCTTTTCTTCTTCTACGGCATTACCTTTTACATTTTTAAGGTCTTGTTCCATCTTAGCCTTATTCAATGCACTTGCAGCAGAGAATATATTATTAACCGCACTTAATACACTCGTAGCGTAAGATAAATATGTATCTAATTTTTCTTTATTAGCTTGCTTTGTTTGTGCATTATACTTTCCTTCAATAGCAGCTAATGCTTTTTCATATTCTTCTTTAGATATTTTCTTCTGTTTAAATTGCTTTTCTAACTCTAATATTTCTTTCTTTTCTGATTCATTAATAAGTTCTATTCTATTATCAAAATATGATTCAGTTCCTTTAATTAACGCTTGACTATTTAATTCTAATAGTCTTAATTTTGCATCTAATCTTTTGGATTCTGCATCTAATTCGATAGTAGTTAAATCATCTTCAGCAGTCTGTTTTAACTGATTTCTTATTTCAGTCTTTTCTGTTTCTGATAATTTAATAAAGTTTTTATCTTCTTCTAATTCTTTTGTGTCCTTATCAAGTTTAGCTTTTCTTTCTTCTTTTGCTCTTTCTACTTCATCATCAATAGCAGCTATTTTAATCTCTTTAATTTTTTCATTAAAAGTATTAAGGCTATCTTGATCCTCTTTATTCTTTTTATCCTGATCTTCTTTTATTTTCTTATCAAGAGCATTTTTATCAGCAACAAACTTATCATTATTAAGTTTAATTAATTCATCCTTTACTGATTGAGCAACCGTTAATTGCTTAATCTCATCTTCTTTAGCTTTCTTATCTATTTCTAATTGCTTTGCAGCCTTAGCATTTTCATCTTCTATTAATGCTAAACTCTTTGCATTTTGCAAATCAATAAGCATTTTATTTGCAGCCTTAGTATCTTCTTCGGCTTTTTTCTTAGCCTCATCACGATCCTTTTGTGCTTGATCAGCAGCTTTCTTATTGGCGTCATCACGATCTTTCTGCGCCTTTTCAGACGCTTTCTTATTTTCGTCAGAAACCTTTTTATTATAGTCAGCAGTTAAAACTAATTGCTCGGTTTTTAAATCCCTAAATTGTTTTGATTCTTCTTCTGTCCATTTACCTTTAGTTTTTAAACTTTCACGTAAAGAATTTAATTCATTATTAACCCTTTGTTGGCTTAAATCATAAATTTCCTTTTCTGATGCGCCTTGCGCTTTTAATACCTTTATTCTATTAGTAATATCTTCGTTTGCTCTTTTATTAGCAGCAGATAATTTATTTAAGTTTCTTTCAGCTTCACTTGTAACCCCAATAAAGTCTGTAAATTGTTCTACTAATGCGCCTATTCCTTTTGCTAAACTACCTAATGGACTACTTTTAATCCAATCAGAAATAGCATCAAAATTATTTATAACCGCACCTAATAAAACAACTAATGCACCGATACCCGTTGCAACAATAGCACCCTTTAAAACTTTAAATCCTGTACTCGTTTCAATAGTTGCCACACCAAAAGCACGTTGAACAACCGCCGCCGTTTTAGTAGCTGCATTATTTAACTCTTGGAATACGGTTGTACTTTTAATAACCGCGCCTAATTGCCTGAATGAATCTATACTTTCGCCGACTGATTGCAATCCTTGTGATAAAGCCATTGCAGCATTTACTTTAAGCAATGCCTGTTCTACGTCCTTATTCTGTTTTCCAAATAAAGCCATCCCTCCCTGAAGCGCACTGAATCCACCTGCAACACCCGCCAATGACGAAGCCACCGCCTTAAACTTTGCATCTGGATTGAACGCATCTGTTAAAGCCTTTGCATCCCCAATACGATCCTTTAATTCCGCCGCACGCTTAGCCGCATTAATAGCCTCTTTAGACGTAGCGCCAAATTTATCAGACATTAAAGTTACATTTGCAACCGCTTCTCTTAATTGCGTCCTTAAACCTTTAACGGTGTTATCTGTTTCTTCAAATGCTTTGTCTAATTTCTGTACTTCCTGTGTTGCCTGCGAGGCATCGGTCGTTACTTTAATAGGAATTATTTCTTCTGCTGCCATTAATTAGTGTTTATTACTTTTAATAAATTAACCTTTGTTGTTTGATAATCCATTGGATTATATCCATCTATTTTATTAAGTCTGAATAGTACTCCATTGATCCATATATATTTACTGAAATCTAAGTTATAAATATCTAATGTATTAAGATATACTTTGCAGCTTAATAGCTTGCTTTCCATATCTGTAATTTCTAAAAGATACGGCTTATGATATGTATTAAATAGATTATTAGTTGGGTATGTAGTTGCAGGGAATTGTAACTCTTTTGGAACTCCAAAATTTAAGTCAATTGTAGGATTTGAAGGATCGTTTAAGTGTCCCGCATACCCGTATGAAGTTAAAGTTGCTAAAATAGAACCACCGCCGCCGCCTGAATCACTTCTTATATGCCAACTTGAAATACCTGTTATTTTTTTAGCTATCAAAATACGAATAACGCTATCCATTGGATCTTCTTGTGTATTATTATTTGATAGTTTATAAATTTCACTATGATATTTATCTTGACCTGTATGCAATCTTAATACAGAAGGCGCAAATATAATCTGTGTTGAAG